ACGGGAGTTCTTTTCTGTCACGCCTTGCTTGACAGCCAAGTGCTGTGCTTCCTGCTGTTTGCCGGACAGGGCGCTTGTCCCTGCTTCCTTTCCTTGCGGGAAGGTCTGATAAACAATCTTGTTGTTTACTTCGTCCAACACCTTGCGCTTTGTTTCTGTATAGTAGTCAGAGAAATAAACGTCTACCAGGGCTGCGAGCGCAAGCGGTCTGCCCCAAGGCTCCGACTTCTTGCCCCTGAACTTTATGCAGATCGTGTGGTCGTTGTTCAGCACAAGCCAATTGTTCTTAGTTGAAGAACTGGAATACTTGGCGTATCCGCTGCGGATTTCCGCAGGCATCTTTTTAAGTTTTGATTCGGCGGTTTCCCCGCCATACCCATCGTCAAAATAGGATAGGTTAAACGCAAGCACAGGGCTTGAGTTTTTCAGTCCGATAATCTTGGTGTATTCGGGCAGGAGGTTGATGGCAGACGCTCGGATGTTTTCGTTGATTTCCGTAATGGCTTCAACGTCCCTGTCTGACATTGTTCCCTTGTCTTTAATGTTCCGTTCCTTGACTTCTACATAATAAAAGCCAATGCCGTCTACCAAGGCCAAAAGGAGGCAGTCGCGGATGAGTTCCTTGTCCCGCAATGCGCTCAATGCTGCTGTGGCCTTCGCTTGGTTGCTTTTCTTTTTTGTTTTTGAATCGCCATAGGGGACGATTACTTTGTCAAGCGTTGGAAGGGCTACCATTTTGTCAACAGTGTTCGTCACAATGCCGTTGGCGTTGTACACAACCCTGCTCAGTTCACGCAGTTTCGCGTTGTTGCCCATCGGGTCTTGAACCATGCTCTTGATAGAACTTGGGTCAAACATGCCCGATATGTTCGTCCCGAAAAGCCACGCTGTATCGTTCAGAACGACAGAATTGTAGGACTGGGACTCAAAAATATCGCTGTTTTCTGACACGCAATCACCCCTTTCTAATTAATATAGACTCCGTATTCGTAGTCTCCGATGTTAGACACAAGATCACGCTCAAGCAGGGACGCCAGATAGACGCCGTAGGACAAACTTGAATACCTATCCTTCTTGTTGCTTCCAGTTTCGTACAGGCGGATATCGCCAGTTGTCGGGTTCTTCTGATACTCGAGCCCAACCATTTCACTGATGAGCGCCTGCGTTTCAACGTAGGGGCGCTCATAGAAAGCAAGCGTTTCTCCGTCTGGCGCTTTCGTGTATTCGTCGATGTTTGGCAGCACTTCTTCCAAGGCTGTTTGATGTCCAACGAGCAGTTCAAGCCTGTTGCTTGTAATCACGTCACGCATCAGCATGGCGATGTCGCTGTTCAGTTTGGCAGACGCAGTAATCACAAAGGCGCAGGGCACAGAACCCGGCGTCACAATGCGTCTTGCCGTGTTGTCGTCATTGAAGCACTCCCAAGGCGGGTATTCGCAGTCACGCTCGCTGTCGTACAAGACCTGCGCCAAGCGGTCATAGACAAGTATCCCGCCGTTGCGGGCGTCCAGTACCACGTAGTCACAGTTCATGTCGTAAAACAGCCGTTTGATGCGAAGCGCTTGATTATCTATATGACTGCCTGGGTCTGCTTCGATATAGGGGACAACCACCCTGTAGCCCGTACTGGTAGTATGGCTTCCATCGTCAAATTTGACGCCCAACTTTTGGGGCATCAGGCGCAGCAAGGTCGAGGACGAATTGTCGTTCTCTTCCTTGTTCACAAACGCAAAGTCGCACGATAAAATACGAATTTCATCAGGATGCTTGGGCAGGTCATGCGGATTGGCGCGTTTGCCCCTATCGAATGGCGACTTGGGGTAGATGCACTTTTTCTGCGTCTGACAGCCGACAAGCGACGTGTAGGAGAAGAAGTTTGACGTTCCTTCCCGCAATAGCCCGTTTTCGTATTCTGTGAACCATGTGATTGGGTCAGAGTCACGCTTAGCCTTCTCCAACTGTTGTCTTGACTTAATCCTGTGGTGCAACACAACCGCGAGGTCGAGAGCCACGAAGCATCCAGACTTGTCCTTATAGTAGTCGCTTGTCAGCCCCGTACATAGCGGATAAATCCATTCCGTACTTGCGCCAGAACTGCTGATGTAGACAGTAGTCGGTTCTTCGTCAAGTTCCTGCATAGACGAATATTCCGGGAGCGTTCTGAACTCGGCAGGACGGACGATTTGGAAGGGTATAGCAATCCTGTCAACAATGTCTTTAGGGATGCGTCTGAACTCTTCCAAAATCAGCAAAGACGAGCGGTTGCCAAGCCCGCTTTCAAGAGCGGGGACAACTACAATACTTGAATCGTTGCGAAACTTGACCTCTGTCCTGTTTTGGCTTGTTAGGATGTCAACGATTTCCAAAGCAAGCCGTCTGCTTCTGGGTTGAAGTTCTTTCTTTATCTTTTCTTCAACAATAAGAGACGACATGTTCTTTGTCGCTGACATGATGACAACTTTTGTGTTGGGATAAAGGATAGCCTTTGCGCAGGCATACAGGGCAACTATCCACGACTTTGCGGCGGCACGTGATGCCACTATCGCAATCGTAGGATGCACGTTCATCAGGTAAATCAGGATCATTTGATACCAATATAGGTTGATACCAAGGTATTCCTGTATGAATTGGCACATGTTGCGGCGGTAGTAGGTCACATAGTCCATGAACCGCTCAGCGTTCTCCTGACTGTTCAGCCAATGGTCTTTGGCGAAGTGCTGACTTACACTCTTCTGGGTTGTATCATACAACTGTGTCACCCCCGATGGTGTACTCAGGGTCTTTGTCCTTAGAGCCTGTAAGCCAGTTCTTTAGCGGCCTGTATATGAATCTCTCGACGTACTCGCCAAGCCCGTCCATGTCTCTGAACTTTTTCTTATCTTTATAATCTTCGGCAGGGCAATATTTCTCAATATCGCGTATCCACAGACCAAACGTGCCTTCGTCAACGCCGTCGTTCTTGGGCGATACGTCCAAGCCAACGGCTTTCAGCGCTTCCTGATACAGCGACGACAGGGTTTTGATGTCCGCCGCCTTGCTGTCGCCCGCAGATATGAACCTGTTGTGCTGACACTTATATTTGCAAGCGTCAACAATCAGGTCTTCCTGTAGGGGAGTAGGGTTGCGCTTTTGCTGCATCAAAGATTTGTACAGCGTTTGCATGAAGGCGTACTCGTCGTTTGAATAGCCGGTGCCCCAACGCCCAAGGATTTCAGACGATGGCTTCTCGTTCTGGGCGATTGACGCCTCAACCACTTCTTGTGGTTTTGCTGAGATGAGTCCGCTGATAACCGCATTCTGGTCGATGGTATCTGTGAAATCGCGCCAACGCATATATTGGCTCATGTTTGCACGGGACATATATGTGCCGAACGGATTATCATCGAATTTAGGGGATTTTGAAGCGACATCAAGTATGTCGTTTGAATAATAAATATTAAAGTTTAGACAAAGTGTGTAGATAACTTGCTGTATGTTGCCTTCATAAATGCTTTTATAATGCTCAAACAACTGCGCCATGCACTTATTGCAAACATGCAAGTATCCGTCATTTTGCTCGTAGAACGTTGAGCGAACCTTCGCAAAGTTCCCTTTTGGAGAAGACGTAGGATACATCTCCCCACACCTAAAACAAAGAGTATTCAGCCGTTTTCTTGGCATGGATACTGTCTTAGATGCCGCCAATTTCTTAGGCGGCGGGGCTTTTTTGATTGCCATTTATATTATTCACCTCTAAATTATCACTTCCAACTAAAAAAGTTTTGCAACCGAGTCCTCGACCATATCTGACTTCGGCCTGTCGTCGTATATGCGGAGCATGTCTGCACTCGACCACCCAAACATCTCGACAACCACGCTGTCCGGGAATCCCATGCGCAACAGTTCCGAGGCTAAAAAGTGCCTGTAGGAGTGGATGTACGCAGGTTGCCCAGAAAGGCGAGAATAGGTTGTAGCCCAAGAGTTCGCTATGTTTGCTTCCCTATGTTTGGATTTATCGTCAGGACAGGGGAATAGCCATTCGGATTCGATGCCGTTTTCTTTACGGTATTCCATCCAAAGGTCGAAATACGGCTTGAACCCGCCAACCAATACATATGCAGAGAGCATTTTACCATCTCGCCCACGGCCTTTAGTCTTGATTTTTGGCGTGTAGTACAACTTGCCGTCCGCAATCAGGTGAGCATCGTCAAAGTATTCGACCTTGAATCTGAAAAGTTCGGACTTCCTTCTGCCAGAATAGGCCGCCAACGCAAGGTAGCACGCTTTTTCGTACTCCTGCATCTCAACCAATTTGGAAAGCAAGTTTTCAATTTCTTCCTTGCTCCACACCGTCTTTTCGCGAGTCTTTTCAAGTGGGGGTGCTTCGATTTTCTTGACTATCGAGCGGAATCCCGCAAAGTCCTCGTCCTCGTCCGCTATGATATTCTCCACATAGTTGGACAGGGAGGATATGGCGCTGCGCAGGCGGCGCACACGGCTGGGGGAGTTCTCGTTGTCGTTTATCAGCCAACTTTGGTAACGCACAAGATCCCGCTTGTTTACTTTTTGAAAAGGCTTATTGGCGTTTTGCGTGGCGTTCCATACAAGAAAAATCTCCAGGTCGTTTTTGTAGCCATCAATCGTGCCAGATGAGCGGTTAATACCTTTAAGGTAATCCAAGAACTCTTTCAGCAAACTCTTGTTGGCAGGCAATATCTGGGCTATGAGTTCCGGGGTCGTTAATTTGTTCATCTTTGTGGCTCTGCCCATTTCAATCACCTCCCAAACAAAAAAAGCCCCGCTTTTGCGGGGCGAGAAAAACCTGTTTATTTGCGTTTCTACAGGGTCTAAATGCGTACATTCAGCACCCTTGAAGAAAGACCTTATGCGCAGGAAACGAGGTCTGGAACCTGTTGATATATATAGGTTTTTTAATGCCTAAATGCGTACATTTTGCCCCGCAAGTTCGCGCGATTTCCTCACGCGCGCCGCCTCGTTGCTCAGACGCCTTATTTTGCGGCAAGCCTCGCAGTATTTCTGTCTATTCGACCTAACAACCATGTGCTGTCTGCACCCTGCGCACGTGTCAATTCGTGTCTTTTCTACAGGCACGTCAACAACGCTCAACGGAATGTTCTTTTCTCTGCGAGACAATTCTTCCTGCTTCCAATTTTCGTAGAATCCTCGCAACTCTTTGTCAAGCGGAAGTACACCGTCTCTCAGCCACCCACAGGTGATGCCCCTGTTTGTAAAAGATTCGTCTTCTCTGCGCCAAGCACAGGGCCTATCTTTAGCGTCGCAAAATCCCTTATAATAGTTTGGACATTCTTTTTTGATATGGGAGTCGATCAGCCTAATTAGTTGAGCCTCTGAAATGTTTGTCACGACAAATCTCCGTTTATTTTGTGGCGGATTTGCCCAACTGATTCCACGGATAATTTTTGATATCGCTTGTTGAGACACGCCAAACTCTTTTGCGAGGTCGGTACCACGTTCGCCATCACTATACCTCAATCTAATCTCAATAACCTGCGCGTCGGATAAATTTGCGTTTCCGTGATTTTCGCCAGATGCAAATCTGCCCTTGCTCTTACAATCGAGCATATTATCTGCGTGCGTACCAAGGAACAAATGTTCTGGGTTTACACAACTTGGGTTATCGCAGCGGTGACAAACGTACAATCCTGTCGGGATTTCACCAACGTAGAGACGATACGAAACCCGATGCGCTCCTTGTACTCGCCCATCAAAACCAAACATTCCGTAACCTTCGCGAGTTTTGCCTGCGTTCCACTCCCAGCATCCTTTTGCCTTTGTATATTTCTCCTCAAATCTTTTCAGTATTTCCCCTGTCATTCTTATCTTTCTTTCTTTCTTTAAAATTCATTATGAAACACCGATTTTACAAGCGCACAGGATACGTCGTCACAATTCCTTCTTCGTTGACAACGCAGGCGGCTTGGCTTGGTTTGCCTCTCAACCTGCGCTCTACGGTGTAATCGTCACCGCTTCCGCACATGCTTCCAGATTGTACGCCTACAACCGACATCTCTTTGTAAAAATGGGTGTGCATATGCCCAGAAAGAATCGCATAGGGCTTTTTCCCAAGCCACATGACAAGTTTAGCAATGCCAGCGTCCGTGAAAGGGTCGTAATCGCCATGCACTGCAACGTAGTCGTTCCCACGCACGTTAATCAACGCAAGCGTAGAATCGATGTTCTCTTTGACGGGCGTAATGTGCACCCTGTCTGCCATGTGTTTGAAGTTGCATTGCAAATACCAGATTATCAGGTTGTCAAGGCGTTCGTCTTTGACCGCCATATCTTTAGGCTGAATCCTGCTATGGTTCCCGCCAACTGACACGACATAAACATTGTCAAAGTATGACGCTACCTCATATAAGAAGTCGCTTATAATTCCCGATACGCCCATAATCTGTTCTATCACGTTTTCCCTATTCTCTACAGAGATAGACGGATGGCAATTGCCTGAAATCTGATCTCCAAGCATCGCAACATAAATGTTCTCAGACTTGTGGCGCTTGCCGATTTTAACAAGTTCGCTTGCGTACTTTAGGATTCGCTCTTTGGCAATGTCGCTGTTATACTTGCCAGTATAGCTATCAAATTCGATGCCATAGTGGATGTCAGACAGACAGCATACAATGTCGGTTTCGCCATCAGGTGTTGCCTGCACAGTCGGCAGGTAGCGCTCTTTGCCAGAACTTGCGATTGTGCGCCCAAGGGCGTCAAGCGTTGAATCAAGGCGCGACGAATCTCGCAGTTTGCGGTTTAGTTCGTTGCGCTCATCCCGAACCTGTGTTTTTACTTTGTAAAGTTCTTGGCGCTCTTCCCGCATCTGTTCGACATATGAGTCTCCGCCAATTTGCTTTGAAAATACAGATTCATAAAATAGCTTTGCGGACTGGTATATTTTTCTATAAGCTGATTCGCTACGGTACTCTGTTTCGTCTTGACGAAACTCGTGGTTTATGTAGCGACCAATATCTTCCCACGTAGCATCTATCTCGCCATTTGATTTTGCTTCGCCTATGCGCCAAATATATGAGATTTCGTCTTCGTAGGGATTCCTCAAAAAATCGATTATTAAAACCACCTCACGTATACATTATTTATCCTTTGAACTTATCTGCCCAGCGACTCACGTCTCCTCGATAGTTATCAGTTAGGGTGCAAATTTCGCACCAATCCTTGCCTCTAAAGTGCTCAAGCATTGGGACAAATCCTGAATCATCTGGGTTTTTTAAGTCGGTCTGCGCGTGATGACCGATGCAAATCGCTTTTGATCCGTCGCATACCCTCGTTAAATTTTTTACAAGAGAAGAACGTGTCATTTGTTGACATTCGTCTAATATAAATACAACACGTTTTCCGCCGTCTGGCTCACCGATATTCATACCCCTTATATACGTATCTGTCATACATGTGATATAGGCTGTTCCATTTTTGTCGTTTATCATATCTTCTGTGTGAACGGCAGTGTTGAGGTTTACGCCTATTCTCTGCAATGCTTGAAAGAAAGGTATATAGAAAACGTACCCTTTTTCTGTGCGATTTCCAGGTAGGAACCCCTCTTTATCATTGTTTATTGGGGTTTGGAGATAGACAATCTCGTCAAACTGCCCGGTTTTGACAAGCAACACCGCTGCGGCAGCAGCAATCATTGTTTTGCCCGTCCCAGCAGCAGCATCGCAAAACACAATCTTATTCTTGCTGTTCCAAATAGCATCCCTAAACACCGTCTGCCCAGGATTCAGTTTAAGCCCAAAAAACGTGTGTTCTTCTAAACTATCCGGCGCGTCATCTGCAATTGGCGAACTATAACCCATTTTCTTTCTTGCCATATTACAGCAACTCCTCAATAGAATCCACGATCTTATCGCAAATCCCCATTTCAAGCGCCTCACTTGCCCCAACAAACCATTCGCGCTTAATTTTCGTGCATATGGTTTTGCGGGGGATTTTCGTCCTCTGTTCAACGAAGTCTGTTAGTTCTGCAATCTGTCGTTTATACTCTGTCGTAACTTGTTCGATTTGGTCGTGCGTGCCCGCCATTGACGCTGAACCTTGGTGGAGTAAAAACACACTACGAGGCATCGCAAAACGCTTATGACAAGAAAGGAATATAAAAGCGCCAGCAGACTGTGCCACGCCCATATTGATGGCCCAGATTGGCGTTTTTGACATCATGATAAGGTCAATCAAACTGTTGTTCACATCAAGGTCGCCACCCGGCGTGAAGAACATCAGTTTAATGGGAGCCCGTTCTTCAACGGGTTTGCCCGCGTCCTCTTTATTAAAGTTCAGTATATATCGCTCGATCTCTAAACAGTTAATGTCTACTTCGCCGTCTATCCAAACTGTGCGTCGTTCGAGTTCTTTATAAAAACTGACAAGAGATGGATCCGGCAGGGACAAATTCTCTACGTTCTTCGGAATCTGGATCATCATGATATCGTCGGCCAAAAGTTAGTCCTCTTTTCGTAATTTTTGCAGGAGAGCCAAGACTTTATAAGATTCTTCCACGAAATACTTGTGCCGTTTACTTCGCTGTTTCGCCGTCCTATGGACATGCACGGAGGGGATTTGGCGACGGAGTTCCGTAGCCTCTTCCTTGTTGATAACTATCAATGAACCATTCCCTTCACATAAAAATTGAAAAAGCACATGAAATCTGCACATAAAATATGCACATAAAATATGCACATTAGATCGACCCCACATCTTCTTCTTACCATTACTTACTTTTTGTCTTTTTCAAACAGCTCTCTGAATAGGCCCTGTATGTCGTTTCCGTTTAGTTTGTATTCTCCAACATTATCGTATGGGACAAGCATCTTATATCTGTTAGTTGAAAGATGCTCACCCTTATCCCATCTTGGCTTTTTCTGGGGGACATTAATAACCTTGACATAGCCAAACATATCAAGTTCCTTGGCAACCTTGCGCTGAAAATAACTTCTATCAATACCAACCCAATTCGAGAAGGGGATAGACGATAGTGGGAACTCCCCATTCTTATTGGCATAAACCTTTGCATAGCACAGCAATGCCAGAGCGCAACATTGAACCCTCGGTGTATCAAATAACCTGACAATCCTTGCCACATCATCACTGCTGACGTTCACGCTTTCAGGGCACAGAAGCGGGCTTTTATCCTCGGCGGCGCGGATAGTGATATCATTTACACTATACTTTATCCAAATGTTATTCTCCCTGCCCCAGTCAAATATCTTCTGACGGATGTCGGGGATGGGTACGCCTTGCATGATGTGGTACTTCGCCATTAAATATACGGTTCTATAAAGGTTGTATTTGTTTAAGTTTTTCCCCGCGATATAATCCTTAGCTTCAAGAACCTCGTTAATCAATAAGACATTCCTCCGAAATAATAATTTCTTCTTTCCCGACTTCCACCATCGAGTACCTGCGCCCCAAATATTCAAACTTGCCATCATGGTCTCGCTTGGGCAACGTCAAATTCGCCACCCGCTTGATATTGGCAACAATGCCTTCTCCCGCCATATTCCACATGAACTTCTTGTCCCTGCTCGGATACTTCTCATAGCCCAGTTTGACCAAGATGTTCGCCAGCGCCTTCATATCGGGGCAAGCCTGCAAGCACCTGTTGCGATAACTATCATAATGCGATTTCCAATTAGCGGTATAATTCTTGGCTTCCGACCTGCTGTATTTTTCCTTCACATCTGCGTCAAGATACTTTCTGACGCGAGTCTGCTCAAGGTGCAACTTGCGGGTTTCTATGCCAAATTCCAAATAAATTTGTTCAACCGCATCAGCGGTTTCTTCGTCATAAGTAGCGGATTCGTCTATCATGATTGAGTAGTCGAACTCAGGGAACGTGCGTTTCCATCGGATGCCCTTGTCCCAGCGTTCGAGTTCCCAACACAAGCGGTTCATGTTGCTTGGCGACCGTGACAACTTTTGCCTTGCGTAATAGGGGTCACGGTATTTCATGAAATAGGGGAGGGGTCTGCCCCATTTAGCAATATGGCGGGGCATGTGATACAGGACACCGGTTTTAGCATACCTTTGTACCCTCGGTTTCCCGATATTTCGTAGGGGAGTAGATCATATCATCATCCCATAGGGATGGTCTGCGCTTCGCACACGGGAGTTTCACCCGCACACTACATAATGATCGTTGCACCCAACGGTTTCCGAATTAGAGGAAATTACCAAGAATTTCCGCCACAACGGAATCCGCGTGGCACAGGATTGTCATGCAATATACACATTATTTTTGCTTTCTATTTAAGACAAACGAGTCCCATCCGTCTATCTCAATATTGTTCCACGTTCTGTCGTTAGCGATACACGAAACAATTCCATATGAAACGCCATTCATACTTGCTGTCTCTTTTATTGAAAATCCGCTAATAAGATTCGACTTAATGTTGTAAGCAATTTCGTCATTTATCGAAGCAAATTTGCTTTTGCTGCCGCAATTTGCCAGACTTATTTTATTCCTTGTTCGCTCACTCACGGTTCTATTTTTCATATATTCACTCAGGATTTTCTTGTGTTCGTCTGTTAATGATGAATGCCTACTGGACTTCTGCATTTTATCTCGTGTTGAATCGCTGAATTTCTTTCCTGTCATGTGCTTCTTATTCGCTTCTCCAACAAGTCGCTTCGCATTTTCACCCATTGGACACCTCTTACCCTTGCCGCCAGCAGAGATATTGAAGCACTTCCCATGTTCTCTTGCTTCTGCGATGCGCTTAATTTCATAAAAGTCAAGCAAATTGATATCGTCAACAACATCTAAGACAGAGAACACGAAATCAGAGTCGCCAGTCGCATTAAATGCTTCTTGCAAGAAACGTGACTGATGTCTGTCTTTAATAAGACACCAGTTGTTATGCCAATACCTGCGTACAAATTTTTCGCTTGTTTGTCCTATGTAAGCGAACCCTGTACTCAATTGCACTATCTGATAAACGCCTATTTTATCAGAATACAAGTCCTTATTTATAAACTCCATAAATACACCTCCTTCCATAAAAGATAATTGGGACTACTATGTGTACATTGTTTAGATTTCCCCTGTTAGCATGGCAAAGCCACACACCCCGCATTTACGGGTTCACAGACTGCGCACCATATCGTTGCCAATATGGGGGACTCGCCTCTCACGAGGCTATCAATGCTCTTGCCAGTTATTACCGAGATAATATCTATGTACTTCTCGTACTTCTGCTTTTGTTCAGCAGTTTTAGGGCACTTGTTGTGATACGCACTTGCGTAGTTGCTGTATTCGCCAATCAGCGACTTCATCGTGCGTAGCGTGATTTTGTACCTGTTTTCCGTTGTATCTAACTCGGCAGCCGCAGCCACCTTGTCGTCAATATCGAGAACGATTGGCGCGTTTTTGTCTACGCCAGACATCATTGTTTGGTTTTTAAGAACGAGAACCAGATCCCCCACTTATACCGCCATTTTCATGGTACTTTAACACTCACTCAAGAGTCGGGTTAGACTATATCATCACCCCAATGGGGTGGTTGGCACTTCGAGCGGCGCTAATCTCCGCCCTACATCATAGTCGTTACACCTGCCAGCCTTGTGGCTGGATTGGCACGGAGTCGAGTTCGGCCTTACCGTTCACTTATTCTCCGTTAGCGGGGCAAAGCCCCACACCGCTTTTGCTTGCGTTCACCAACTTCTCACCGCAACATTACTGTTACGGGGGACAACCTTTACTTTATCAAAATCCGATCCATTCATTCTTTGCGCAACCAAACTCTTGCAATTCACCATGCACAAATTCTCGAAATGTGTACAGTATTCGCGAATTTGCTCGTTCTCCACACCATTCAGCACGACATGCTCTGACCTGCAAATGTGCGGGTTCCGCTCAATCAGGTATTCGCCAATATACGCACCATCCGCGTTGTTGCTGTAAAATTCGTCAGGCCCAAGACACCCAACAGGGTCCAGTCCGCCGACGTGCTCTAAAAACATAATCATGTCTGGCAGCAAAAATTTGAAGCAGGCGTCAAGCCACAGTTTCCCGCATTTCATTTCATCCAGATATTTCTTGATGGTGTTTATCAGATATGCCCTGACAGACACTTCTTTCAGCATGGCGGGATTCTTCAGCACAGCCTTGGCGTATGGCGACACCGGCGTACACCTGTCAGCCGTCAAGCCAAGGAAACACAGTGTATACAGCGGGTCGCCGTCAATAATTTTGTCAGCCCACTCTATGCTGTCGTTGGCAAGCGTCCTGAAGTCATCATAGTCAAGCGCCAAGTCCTGCAAAATCTGGTAGTTAGAGCGGGTAAACACCGGCTCCTCTTCCCTTGTAAAATTCCACTTGGCGACCCCGAAGCAGTGGTTATACTTATCAAACCTGTCCCAATAATCATCCCAGTCACGGGATGTCCCTGTCTTGGCAAAATACTTGACGCCCTTGTACATACTCTCCGTCATAACGATCATCACGCCATGTATGCTGTGCCACTTGCCCCAGATGTCCTGAATAAAGTCAACGCCGTGGTCTGTGTAGAACCGTTCGTAGTCCATTTCCACAAGCAAACCCTTGATGAACGGCGCACGGATTATCATGGCTTTCATGTCCGCGTTGTGACCAAGCAAGCCCTCAACCTCCCGCATGAGCGCAGGGTGGATAATCCCGCATCCGTCAAATGCTGAGAACTTATTGGCTTCCGTGATGTCCGTTGTTTTCTCCGCTATGTCTTTCTGTTTCCACGTGCGTTCGTTGCCTGCGTCGTCTGTAAATTGTATGTCTGCGTCGTATATGTATTTGATGTGCTGGTCTTTCATCGTCAGTGGCATATCCGGCACCACAATGACCTTGGGCTTCCACCCCTCAAGGCAGTGGCAGGATGAAAACATCAACCCTCGGTAGGCATAGAACTTAGACAGCACAGTTTCGCCAACGTCTACCCCCATCGTGACACGCTTGACAATTTCTTCCGATATCCGCTCGTCAATCAGGCTGATGGTGCCTACCCTTGTCATGGACGCTGACCGTTCTGACATGACGTACTTGTTGCCATGTAAAGTCACCCCCTCATAGACGATGTGGCGGATGGCTTCGTCGTAGTTGCTGACGCCTGAGCAGTCCACGAAAATGACGAACGGGTTGAACTTGGATTCCGTCTTTGTGATGATCCGTATCAGTCTGAATAGTTGGTTGTCTTGCTGCCTGATTTGGTGGGCTACTTCTTCTTCCAGGCTGGGAGACAGGTTAAAGTCGCTGTCAATCAGTTCCCGCAGTGTAAATGACCTGACAGTGTATAGTTTCGGCGCAAATATTAGCACTCACCTCCAAATTCTGCCATAACCTTCAGGTATTCCGCCTGACGCATGTTCTGGTCGCTGACAACTTCGTCCGCCTCAAAGTCCTCGTAATCCCGCATCATAAAGTATGGACATACCCGTGTTTCGCTGCATACCCTGCACCATTCGCACATATGACAATATCCTTCCCACTGTTCCTCAAATTTACGTCCTAAAAGCATCTCCTATAGTCCTTTCTGTTTTTACTGCAACGACCTCCTTCGCTTTGTCGATTCTGCCGTTGTGAATGTATTTGTACGATGTTAAGCCAAATCTTTTGCTCATATTAAATCTCTGACATCAGGAATCCGTCGCCACCGCAATCGTCCGTGTCCCAATATGTGTCATTATTTCTCAAGTTCTTAGCCCACTCTTCCTCAAGTTTTCTTCCGCAGTATGGGCAATAAGATATGCCGTCAAGCACAACCTCGCTCATGGCCCCATCATTCGTCACGAGGTCGAAATCAAGATCTTCATCGTCGTCCCCCCAAGTACCGTTATCGAACCTTGAAATCCTTACTTTCTTTTGCATAATTTCAGGGACTCCTGTTTCGATTTCTTCATCAGGGTCAACCCCCGGCAGGGTCAACATATAGTCCCTGTCTTCCTTCACGACCTGCATGTCGTTCCAACAAAACCAGCACCCCCGCAACCTTGTTCCCCACTCGCAGAACGCGGTATAAACGTTGTACGTGTCATCCACAACCTTATCAGCGAGTTTATATTCTTCACTTTCCTCGCCATACATCCGCCGAGCCTCATCGCACTCAAACCTTGCCTTGTCAAATGCGTTCCATAGTTTTCTTGTAGAAGTCCTGATACTCATTCCTTGTCCTCCTTATTCCTTAGATAGTTTTTCAAGCCAGTCAACCAACAACTTACGCATCCTCCCGCTCGGCACATATACGTCTATTTGTTGACCCTCCCTGATAGCCGTTCGCCATAGTAGCTGAACCATTTCTGACAAGGCGTACCCATCAATGTCAACACTTACGCCATTGGAAGCGAAGTAAGTGATGTAGTTTGGATTTGGAAACACGTTCACGCAGTAAGCGAGGCACGTTTTCTCTCTGTATTTGTTTGTAGCCCTCAGATTAAATGGGATGAATGTCCGCTCCTGGAATCCCTTCCCGATCAACGCGTCTTTTGCGTGGGTGTACGCTGTCCACACAGTATCAGACGCCTTCTTTTTCGTAACCTTGAACAAGAAGTTGTGGAGGTTGTCTTTCATCTGTTTTATATTTTCAGGGTATTTCTCCAAAGCGTTTTTATACCAAGTTGACGACAGGTCGAACTTTCCATCGCCAATGGCGTTAATCCTTGGGGAGTCCGCTATGCGAACGAGGCTTTTTAACCGCCTTCCATGATCTGGCGTTACAGGGCAGTCTACAAACTCGTATCTTCCGTCCTTGCAATCAACCCAGATATTTTGGTACGACATCCCATGCACGTCGAAGTAATTCTTCAAGAATTGCGACGGGAACATGTATGTCAGAACATATATTTCCTTGAACGCATCAAACACAGCAGGCGGGTAATACCAATAGAAGAACATATTCTCATACATCTGTAGGAAGCCACTTTTTGCATAGTTTCTGATATCGTTAAAGAATCCGTTTTGATAAGTATCGTCTATCCACTCGACCATACCGTCAGTCACTTTGATGCACCCAGCCCTCTCAAGCAACGATATGTCGTTTGGGGTCACGCCAAGGATCTCCGCAATCTGGAACACCTCATCCATAACCAAAGTGTATCCGCCGTCCTGGATTAGGGCGATAGTTTCGTCAGTGTAAGTAGAGAAAAGGGAATGAGTGCTTGACACGTTCCTCCCTTTCGCCAATAACTTGTGAAGGTCTGCCAGTTTAGTACCACTTACTTTAGGATCCGGTGCCTTAAAATTCCTGTCCTTGCAAGCCGCAACAATTCTCTCACCTTCTTCAAGGTACGGCGTAATGTAGATGTATCGCTCATCGCTCCTTTCATTCATCATATTGATTACCGCAGAACTTTTTCCGCCACCCGGCAGAACGTCACAAACAAATGTTTTCGCCAAACAAAACCCTCCGAACTTAAAAGAATAAAATCTCGTTTTCACCCATTTTCAGCAAATCGGCTGAAAACTTTTTCAAAACCCCTTATATATCAAGGGGTTCCAGCCCTCGTCCCTATAATAGGGGGGTAGTTAAAAATGTGGGGGGATAAGGGGGGCGTTGCCCCCGTAGGAACGGATTTCATACCTTCTATTTTTGTATAATTTTTTCGCCAAAAAGGAAAACGCGGCTAACGCCACGTCAATGGGTACAGCATACCCAGCATCGTCTCTGCAACCTTGCGCAGCGGGGCTATTAAAGGCACCGCAAGCAAGCAAGGGTAGTCATAACTGCCTTACATTACAGTCTACAATTTTCGCCAGAACCTAAGTTGGAATACACATACTATAATTCGCGCTGTATTTTAACTTGATTTACTATTTTTAAATAACTATAAATTCTCTCTAATCCATTGTATTACCTATACTTTCTAACTTGATGGTAACTTGACAGCGCATCAGTCTTCGCCATCCCAACTATATTCCATCTTCAAACTCTTGACTTGAGTTTTGCCAAGCAAGAAAGCAGACACTCCTTTCCTTAAACTGATTAGTCTTGATTTCATTAAGCTGGTATACCTTAGTGTAGTTGTAATTTTGCTGTGTCTGGCAAGCACCATCACATCACTTAGTACCATGCCATTGCCATTGCCAAGCCTTGAAGTTGTACCTACTGCGTTGGCAATATTCAGGAATGTTTTTCTTAGTGTATGGCTTCCTGCTTTAATATTAACCTTAGCATCTTCTGTCGCTTGCTTGACGATTCGCCAGCCTTGGCATTCGCTCAAGTAGAAAGTTCCATCCTTGCTCATTCTGTCACTCTTGAATAATGGATCGTCAGGATGGATGTCCCATTTGATGTAGTCGAAGTATTTGGTCAATGCCATAATCATAGCGTCTGTAATCACCATTTCGTCAAGACTGGTGACAGTTGATTTGCCTGTCTTTCTTTCATTAATGTCTATGACTTTTCTAAACTGGCTAAGATTTGTGTCATATACATGCTTGACATCCAGTCTTACTAAGTCGCTGATGCGAAGGCCGGTGGATAAGCCAGTCATGAATAATGCGTAGTCCCTGTATCTGTCCCAGTATTCAAGGTAGTCCAGTATCTTCATGATCTGGCTGAAACTTTCGTAGGGCTGGACTGTTCTTGTGCCTACGCCCTTCTTCTGGCGACCTGCGTAACTTTGGTTAGTTCCGTCTTGCTCGTTATCTTGCTCTGTACCTTGCTCGGTCTCTACTGGCGGTAAAACTCTGAATAGGAATGTCTGTCCGCTAAGTTGCTCCTGTACTGCTGCTTCTGACATAAGTCTCCTTTCATGATAGGAAATTATTTCCTGTCCTAAATCTGTGATGTTAGGTTCCCGAATGATGTAAATCATCCATTAGTATTATACCCAATTATCGGCATAAAAGCAAGTAATTATAAGGAAAGTTGAGATTTTTTGCTGATCGGAATGCTGCGCAATATGTGTTCGGGAGAAGTGTGTATTTGTATGGTGTTAGTCCGATGCTCCGTTTTGGCAAGCGTGCTTTTGGGGGCAAGAAGTTAGCAATATCAAGGGGGTTGCCGATGCTGTATCGGATGGGTTTGGGGTGAAATTGTTGTCGAGTGGGGATGTGGAAATGTGGGTGGGAGAGAACAACTAAGGGCGTTTTTGCCGATGCCAGGTGCCTTCCAGATGTAAAGTACTGCCCCATATACGGGTAAAATGACGCAATCTTTTAGACATTAGATTGCATGGGCGGTTATGCAGGAGTAAGCAAAAAGTACAGTATTTGTAAGAAAAAGCCAAAATCCTTATATCCTGCCTTGCTTTTTCGGCTTTTTTTATTTTCAGTTTTTGTAACAATTCCCCATGCTCCCTATATATATCAACACTTCTCCCGAATCATCCCTTTTTTATCTTTACAATTTTTTACACTTAAAAAAGTTGTTATATATCAAGGCATTGCAGACGAATCACCGAGAAAAAGAGAGGCTGAAAACGTAGAAAACACGTAGAGCATGGATAGCATGTATATATAGCAACTTATAAATATATAATGCAATCTTTGCGCAGAAAGTCTGCATGATATCCGGGTATCAAGAGCGCGCCAAGTAGCAGGAGCACAAGCGAAAAAAATGTAGAGCATGGCAAGAGCACAAGAGCATATATTGTCATGCTGATCCTGCTAATTGCTTCCCTTGCTTTTTGATCCTTCAAACGGCTGCCATATACTATCTGATATCATGCGCTTGCTATGATCGTCTGATCTGTTATCTGAGCGCATAGCATGGAGGCGGTCAATCGGATTATCTCATGCGGATTATTTGCGGATGATCTGGATCGCATGGATATTTTATATATAGGATATTGCCATATTAATATATAGTCTGTTATGCTGCCATATATAGTATTGAAAACTATATCAACTGGTGAAGCGGATCGCCTTGATCCTGCATGGTTGTATATGGTTGATTGTAAAGGATATATTATGTTGGCAAGCTGTGATATTATATAGATAATTGTATACGATATGGATCGCCTGGTATCATGTATGATATGGTACCAACCTGGCAATTGTATCAAGCGGTGTATAATCGTACCGCATAAAATAGTCAAACCTGCATAATTGAAATAGGCTTATATATTGTCATATTAGGCTGCAAGCGAAATTAGGGGCATTTAAATGGCATTTACGGGCATATCTGATCAGCTGATAAAATCAATCTGAAAATAACGCAAAAACGGGATAGTAAGCATGATCGCAAGCTGAAAAAGTTAGTAAAATCAAGGGTATAAGGCACAACTTATAATAAGGCGACGCAACATAATAATATTAAGCGTTGACACATTATCAATATAGTGTTACACTTACATCATAAAAAGAGGGGGAGGGAGGTTAACCAAACGGCTGCCAAACGGGCGGGATGAACCTTGTCAAGTGAATAGGCGCGGAGCATGAGACTAATTGCGAAGGCTGGACGGTACACGAAATAACGCGATAATCCTATTGAGAGTAGGGGAGCGGTAAAGGTGAAAGACGAGCGAGGCAAGAGACTGATTGACTCCGATACGTTACACAAGTTTTACAAGAATGACCGACGCGCACACAATGTGCGCATATCCTGCCAACGGTTGCATGAGACCGGGAGCAGGTCAAACAAAACAATGATTTTACATAGGAGGGTATGAAAGATGAAAGACGAATATGTGGTATATGGGAAGCATGATATGGAATGTAGAATGCGGTATGCAGACGGAAAACCAATCGAAGATCTGATATCTTCATGCAATACCAAAGATGAAGCGTTTTTTCTCGCTTCTCACATGCAAGCGAAAAACTGGTATGATATCCGCATAGTTGCGCATGTTGGTTATGGATCGCCTAAAGAATTAGCGGATATGTTCCGGCAATCTGTAAAGGTTTGAAAATGGGATCAAGGCAAGGCAGGAGGTTAGAATCTCCTGCCTATTCTAATTTATAAGGAGAATTTACAATGAATAGGCAACTAAAAAAGTATATCCGGCTGGGATCGCGCATTGCGTTATATGTTCCGGGCACTGTTAACATCAATGAAGCGTCAAACAATGATGCATGGATCGCCAAAACTTCCCTCATGTTTTCCGATTTGTTCGGCGGTGCTACTGCTACTCCCGGCGCTGGATACTGGGTTGATGATACGGCCGGGCTGGTATCTGAGAACGTGACTATTGTTTATAGTTACGCAACCGAGGAAGCGCTGAAAACCGGGATACACAAGGTGCTTCAATTTGCAAACGATATGAAAAGCGAGTTGAAACAAAGCGCCGTATCTCTTGAGGTTAACGGTGAATTATATCTAATTTAATTAGGAGGAAGCAAGACAATGAGCGAGATATACAAGTTATGGTTAACTATGTGGGAGTATATCAAGGACCTGAATCAATCTGATATATACGTTTATGGTGAAGCCATAACCGATGATCAAGGCAGACAAAAAATTGTCTTTGAAAGCACTTTACAAGTTGATGCTTATAACGCGCTTGAAAAATCATATTATCCTGCCTGAATCCGCCCGATGAGGCCGGGAGCGCTCCCGGCCGAAACGCTGAAAGCGTCGCGGAAAGCGCAAAAAATAAGGAGGTTAAAAATTGTGTCAAGGGAAAAGCAATGGTATAAAATATTTTTAGACAATGGGCTGGAGGTCAGGTTAATTGCTACTGTAAAAAGTAAAGGTTTGTGCTACTTGACAATCAACTATCTGAGAACAGTATACCCTGAAGAGCGAAAATTCAAATTATGGTTTGAATAGGAGAAAATACAATGAAAAAATATTATAGTGTCGAACTCAAGGAACAGACAAAAATTGACGCGCTCAAGGTCAAACTGAAGGGAATGTCTATCTATTACGAAGCATCTGAATGTTACAACATGGTACATTTCGAGATTCTATTGACCGTCGATGAGGTTAATCTGCTGAACAATTTTCTCGATACCATCTGACAGATAAAAATGAGGAGATAGAATCATGAGAAAATCGAAATATCAAGACATGCTGGATCAAGGATTTTTGGCGGTTCGAGGAGATACTAACAATTCTGGCTGGGCGATATACGGTTATGAATACGGGATTGATGATTATGTAATAGCAGGATATATAACGTCAAGAGGCCGAGAAAATCCGCGACGTTATAAGGTTTATTATTCGTCCGGACATTGCGCTTCCCCATATTTCCGCGCATATGGTCAATATATGTGGCTGGATACATTTATCAAAGTTTGACGATCGAATAAATTGCAGGAGAAAAAACAATGCATAACATACTGGTAAATTGCTTCTTTTCTGGGCTGACAATAGCACAAGCACAAGAGTTTATCATGCGCTGCTATGGCGAAAATCCGAGCGAAAAACAGATAGAAAAAGCGCAAAAATCAATCAAAGAATCAACCGGGAAGGGGTGGAAATAATGAGCGTAATTTATATGAACAATGAGACCATGCATGTATACCATAACAAAAATGAAGCAATCAAGGCATGGTCAAGAGGCGAAACAATCAAAGTTTATGTGCCCGGTGTATCGGTGCCTATTGTCTGGGAACAGGACTAAAAACAGGGGAGCAATCCCCTATATATCGTCAATCGGTGCATGAGCCGGGAGGCGATACATTATAATTGAACAGGGAACAATAAAAAATGGAGGGCGAAAAAATGAAAAAACTGTATCCGGCTGCAAATGTATCCTACGATCAAACGGGGATCAATTCTGTAGAATTTGTAGGAACTTGGCAAGGGGAAGAGGCTGACGAACTGGAAAACATGCTGACCATATGGGAACAGACGGAAAATGCAGACTCTTTAATTCTGTTTTTATCCGAGGCGAACTCATGCCTTGAGCATAATCGCGCTGTACAGTTTGCACAAGAGCGCGAAGGTTTGCGCGGTGACTGGATCAGGGTAAAAAGCGGAACAGGAGCAGATTATATCATTTTCAAGCAATTAGGCATGACTCTATACAGTGTTTATTGCGTTATTGATTGAACAGGCACAAGCGAAAATTGAAAATGCAGATTCAATAATTAGGAGGTTATAATATGGAGAAGGAATATACTATCAAGTTTGACCATGAAGGCGAAAGTATAACGGGAGATACGGATAATCGGTTTATAGCATTCTATAAAGCACAAGAGATATCTGAACGGTTTGACATCCCTGTAAACGTATACAAAAACGGAAAAATGATAAAGAACTTCCCCGGCTGTACTATGCCGGAATTAAGATCGGCGTGTTCGTGGAACAATTGAATATACATATTCAATATAAAATGGAGGTTTTATCATGGTACAGAATGAAGCGATAATAAAAGCAAGTGAACACGATACCGGGCGATATTACAAACTTGTACAGGAGACGGAAAACAGTGTACTATTCATTGCCTATGATCGAAGGGCTGACTTTTGGGAGTATATCAATCTGAGCAGGTATGTTGACGCGAAGGACATATATCACGATTCATGCAACGGCTGGCAAGTTGCCGGGAATGATATACCGTACGCAGATTTATAACAGGATAACAAACAAAATATAGGAGGATAACATTAAAAATGGGTAAGAAGCATCATGTTATTGATATGTGGCACGGGGATAAGTTTGAGCCTAAAAAATTCAAGGCTTGCGCTTCATTCTATCCTCATGGTTCGCTTGGCGGTTATTGCTATGCGGGGAACATTTTTGACGAGAGCGGGAAAACAATCGGAGACTATGCGACGAGTGACAGCGTATGGATCGAAGATAATTTCATTATCAACTTTGGGGAATAATACAGAACACGAACCGAGGCCGGGCGGTATATCCCAGCTTTACAGCCCAATTGAGCGCATGAACTCAAACGGGCGAACATTGAAAGTACACATTCAAATAATAGGAGGCTGGAACAATGGGAAAGAGTTTAAAAAACTTTGTCGGTGAATATGCCTATAACATCATCAAAAATTCAGCGGTTGACGGGGAAAAACTGCGCTCAGCACTTGTCACACCACAAAACGCGCGTAACGTGTTCTCAGAACTGACAGAATTTGAAGTGAAGGGTATTTGTACAGAGATTTGCAATTCTGGCGAAATTGGCGTAATTAGGAAAACTAATCAGGCCGAAATAATCGAAGCATTCAAAAAGGCCGGGTACGATACGGTCATTTTTGACGATGAGAACAGGATCAGAGAAGCGCAAAAATATTATAGAGCAGGGGAAACAATCTGTACATATGGCAATCTGGCCGGGAGGATGCGCGAATATCATATGATAGTTGCCATCAAAGCGAATATTGACGATATCAAACACGCTGACGATCCGCAACGTGATGACGAATACGGAACAAGTATATTAAATATTCAGATCGCCCGCAACGGTTCGCATATGTCGATTAAGAACAGATACAATCATGCGGTGAACAATCCTGACGCGACGTTAAACAATAACCTTGATATGTTGTCTCCTGGGCTGCAAAGCATGGTACTTGGTTATTATGGCTTTGCTTCATTGAGGCAGGAGAAAC